GCGACTGTAAACTATGACGCGCAGACAACTGCCGTCACTTTAGTCAATGCACCAGTCATTACGACTTATCAGACACTTGATGGAAAAGCCTATAAGCACATTGATGATCAATGGACACTTAACATCGAGCTTCTTGCAGACTGGGGCGCAACATCATCACTCTTTGAAGCTATGTGGACTGCGTTCACTTCTGCTCCTAACACTGCACTTGCATTCACACTTGTTTCAGCTACCGGCGCTTCATTTGCTGGCACTGCATTTCCAGTGGCTCCAACTGCTGGCGGCACTGCTCCAGATGCACAAACTGACTCATGGTCAATGCTTTGCGCTTCAACACCAGTCTTGACAATCAGCTAATCGAAAGAGAAACGGGAGCACAGAATGAGACTACCAATCACCATCGAATACACATCAGGCGAGTTCGGCACTTACACGGCTCAGCCGCCAGAGTGGGCTAAATGGGAACAAAAGACAGGCAGCACAATCTCGCAAGCGCAGGAGAAGATCGGAATCTCTGATCTTCTCTTCCTTGCGTGGAATGCGATGAAGCGTGAAGCTGGTGGCAAGCCAATCAAGGGCTATGAAATTTGGTGTGAGACAGTGGCCGACGTGACAGTCGGTGACGTCCTCCCAAAAGTTACGCCGCCGGAAGCGTAAATCGCATTCTTGTCGAGTTAGCAATAGCGACAGGAATTCCGATGAGCGAATGGACGACGGCGGAGCAGATTTACACGGCTTTCGAGATACTGGAGAAACAAAGTGAGCGACAACGTTGAGATTGCCTACGACAAGGCCGATCTGCGTCGCATCACTTCGGCATTCAAGGCGATGGACGAAGAAGCTACTGACGCAGCTAAAAGAGAATCGTCAGCTTTGGCAGAATTTGCTCAAGGCAAGATCCAACAGAAAGCCGTCTCCAGAGGTAAGGCAGCCGACAGGATTGCCAGTGGATCGCGTGTATCTAAGTCGTCAAAGATTGGCGAATTATCCTTTGGCTTTGTAAGTCAAAAGTTTTCCGGCGGTGGAACTACAAAGGATCTTTGGGGCGGTACAGAATTTGGATCTAACAAATACAAGCAATTCCCAATTTGGTCAGGTCGTGCACCACGCGGCGGATCCAATGGTTGGTTTATTTATCCGACACTTCGCGAAATACAGCCAGACATCATTGCCAAGTGGGAAAATGCTTTTGACCGAATCTTGAAGGAGTGGTGATGGCTGCACAAAGTAGAACGCTCAAGCTCTCGATTCTGGCTGATGTAGATCAACTCAAGAAATCGCTCGCAACGGCTAACGGAGACGTCGATAATTCTTCATCAAAGATGGGCGAATTTAGCAAGAAGGCTGGGCTGGCATTTGCAGCCGCCGGAGCTGCTGCTGGAGCCTATGCCATCAAGCTCGCAGTCGATGGAGTCAAGGCTGCGATCGAGGACGAAGCTGCTCAAATAAGACTGGCCACTGCGCTAAAGAATGCCACTGGCGCAACCGATGAAATGATTGCATCTGTTGAGAAGCAGATTCTAAAGACATCTCTGGCCACCGGTGTCACGGATGATCAACTTCGCCCAGCATTGCAAAGATTGTCTCTTTCCACTAACGATGTCACAAAAGCTCAGGATCTTCTTAATCTGGCACTCGACATTTCTCAAGCCACTGGTAAAGGCTTGGATGGCGTAGCAAATGCACTGGGCAAGGCTTACGACGGAAACACGGCAGCTCTTGGCAAATTAGGCATTGGATTATCTTCGGCAGAACTGAAGGCAATGTCATTTGAAGAGACGCAGACCAGGCTTTCAGAATTATTCGGTGGAGCAGCAGCAGCTAACGCAGAGACATTCGCCGGACGACTTCAGATTCTTAAAGTTACTTTTGATGAGGCAAAGGAATCAATCGGTGCGCAACTTCTGCCAATTATTCAGCGACTTGTTGAGTTCGTTGTTAATGAGGTCGTGCCAGCACTTGGCAAGTTTGCAGACTTTTTTAAGCCAATCACAGAAGCCATAGCGGCCAACAAAGAAGAATTTACGATATTTATTGACTTCATTAAGAAGTACGTCGTGCCAGTTCTTGTTACAGTTTTAGGCGGCGCCTTCAAGGTTGTTGGCGAAATTGCCGGCGGAATCATCAACGTCATCGGCGCGGTTATTTCTGGTCTTAATGCATTGATCGCTAGTGCCGTGTCTGGTATTAACGCACTTATTCGCCTTTACAACTCAGTTCCATTCTTGCCCAATGTGTCTCAAATTTCTGCGCCATCAATTAGCGTTCCAAGTGTCACAATTCCAAAGACGACTACTTCCACAACTATTCCTACAATCTCGGTTCCTAGCGTTACGGCTTCAACTGGTACAGGATCTACAACAACATCGGCGGCTGGCGTATCGTCTGCGGTTGCCGGAGCTGCTGGCCTTATGGCTGGATCATTTAACGCTGGACGTTTTCGTGAAGCTGAAGCGGCATCAAGTGGCGCGACTTACAACATCAATGTAACAGGCGCATTTGACAAAGAAGGCACTGCAAGACAAATTGTTAACACAATTAACGATTCATTCTATCGCGGCACAGGCGGCGCAAATAACCTGCAAATAGCATGACGCAGTGGAATCCAGTCTGGCTGATAGAGCTTGATGGAATTGAATACACAGACGCAGTCTTGGCCAACCTGACAATCCGCACGGGGCGCACAAACATCTATGAACAGGCTCAGGCAGGTTATGTCAATCTGCAGCTGCTAGACGTCAATCAAACGGCAGTGCCAGTCAGCATTAATAGCACTATTGGCGTGTCGATCAAAGACTCAACAAACACATTTGTGCCGATCTTTGGTGGCAACGTCGTGGACATTGGTTTAGAAGTCCGAGACGTAGGAAGCACAATGTTCACGCAGACTTATAACATCACTGCACTTGGAGCATTGAGTCGTTTACCGAAGTTTATCTTTACAGACGCATTGCCACGCGATTTTGACGGCGATCAAATCTTTGACGTCTTAGAAGAAATATTGCTTGCTCAGTGGCAGTCTGTTCCTGGTGCATTGACTTGGGCAACCTATGATCCGACAATTACTTGGGCAAACGCAGGCAATACTGGACTTGGTGAAATCGACCGCCCAGGTAATTATGACCTTGCAGCTCGTGGTGGTGCGTCCGACCCTATCGACGCATACAGCCTTGTATCGGCATTAGCAACGTCTGGTCTTGGCTACATTTACGAGGACGCACAAGGGCGCATTGGCTATGCCGACAGCACACACCGTACGACTTACCTAGCAGCGAATGGCTACGTTGACCTTGACGCTAACCATGCAAGGGCAGCAGGTCTGCGCATTGAGACGCGTGTAGGCGATGTACGCAATGCCATAACGATTAAGTACGGCGCCAACTCAACAAGTGACGTCTCAGCTAGTGACGCCGCATCTATTGCGATTTACGGCAACCTTGCCCAGATCATCACAACAACCTTGCATGATGCCGCTGACGCCAACGCTCAAGCTGCGTTTTACTTGTCACTACGCGCTAATCCTCAGCCTATTTTTAGCGAAATTACATTTGACCTGACAAACCCAGAAATTGACAACAGCGACCGTGACAACCTTATTGGCGTGTTTATGGGTGAAGCTATTGCCCTCAATAACCTACCGCTCAACATGGCTTCCGGTACGTTCCAGGGCTTCGTCGAAGGCTGGTCTTTCCAGGCGTCCTACAATCAACTCTCAGTTACGTTGTTATTGTCTCCACTGGCTTATTCACTGCAGGCAATGCGCTGGAATGACGTGCCAATCACTGAACGCTGGAATAGCGTGTCGCCGACTTTAGACTGGGAAAATGCCACAATAGTGGCTTAGAAAAGGGGAACAAATGGCAAATCCAACAACCAATTATGGTTTTGTGCTTCCAACGTCGACTGACTTGGTCACAGACCTGCCAGCCGATTTTGACGTTGCATTGCAAGGTGTTGACACACGACTAAAGGCATTAAACCCAGCAACAACGCTGGGCGACATAACTTATGCTTCAGCAACTGCCAACACAAACACACGACTTGGCGTTGGCACAAACGGTCAAGTTCTTGCAGTAGTTGCAGGCGTTCCAGCATGGCAAAACGGAACAACAGGTGACATTGAAGGCGTCACCGCTGGTGTTGGTATTTCAGGCGGCGGCACTTCAGGAACAGTCACGGTCACAAATTCAATGGCAACTGCAATCACGACTGCTGGTGATTTAATTAAAGGAACTGGATCAGGAACTTTTGATCGACTGGGAATTGGTAGCACCTCGCAGGTCTTGACTGTAGTTTCAGGCGCACCGGCATGGGTTACACCAGCAGGTGGTGGAAAAGTGTTGCAGGTTGTGCAAGGTACTTTAACTTCAACTTTCACAACAACTTCTGGAAGTATGGTTGATACAGGATTAACAGCAAGTATCACTCCTAGCAGTGCAACTTCAAAGATCTATGTTACTTATTCCGCTAACACCGCTTGTACTGTGACTGGCAGTAGTGCAAATAACTATGCACTCCTTAGGTTAATGGCAGATGCCACACAAGTACAAGGATTATCTTTTGGTTATTATGCTTTAGCTTCATCAAGTAGTCCTGAAATGTACATTCCTACGGCTTTAAGTTATTTACATTCACCTGCTACAACTTCAAGCGTAACTTATAAAATACAAATGAGAGTAGCCTCAGCAACAACAGCAAGAATGAACGCAAGTTCAACGGAAACTGCAAGCATTGTTCTAATGGAAATTGGTGCATAATGAATAGTAATGAAATTAGTTTGGCTTTATTAAACCTTGCTCCAAAAGCAGAGTGGTCTTTAAGCGGTGACAAGTATGAAGATATAGTTTGGTTATCTGAGGGCAATGCTCCGACATTGTCTGAAATAGAATCTGAGATTGCATTGCTACCTCAAAAGGCGGCTGAAGCAGAAGCAACAAAAGCCAGCGACAAGACTGCATTGCTTGCCAAGTTAGGCATCACAGCAGAAGAAGCGGCTTTGTTGTTATCATGACTTATCCGGACGGCACTGCCGCCCAGATCATCGATGTCGCATTAGCTGAAGTCGGCACGATCGAAGAAGGCGACAATCTGACGAAGTACGGCAAGTTTACAAAGGCCGATGGATTGCCCTGGTGCGGTTCATTCTGCAACTGGGTCTTTCACACTGCCGGCGTAAAGATTCCATCAATGGTTTCAACTGCTGCCGGTGCTCATAAGATGAAAGAGCTTGGACGATGGATTGAAGATAAGCCGCAGCTTGGCGATCTATGTTTCATGGACTTTCCGCACGATGGCATTGATCGAATCAGTCACATCGGAATTGTGGTAAAAGTAGGCCAGACAAGCGTGCTCTGCATCGAAGGCAACACATCCGGAGAAGGCGATCAACGTAACGGTGGAATGGTGATGATTAAGCGCCGGTATATGGGCAAGGAAATTGTCGGTTTCGCTAGGCCAAAGCTCGTACCTTATGCAGGAGAATATCCAGTGGTCGAGCCACTTCCACAGGCAAAGCCGAAAAAGGAGAAGAAGAAATGAACGAATTAAAATCAGCAGGAGCATCATGGCTTCGAGCATCAATTGCAGCCGTAGCAGCTCTTTATATGTCTGGTATTACAGATCCAAAAATCTTGGTCAATGCTTTTGCGGCTGGACTTTTAGGGCCAGCAGCCAAGTTTTTAAATCCAAAGGATTCATCATACGGACTCGGCAAGAAATAAGTGTGGCGGTGGATAGGGCTAGGCTCGTTATTGCTGGCCTTATCTTCCTGCAATTTAGGCGACTCGGTTAGATATGAGTGCCAAGTCTATGAAAACTGGGAAAAATCACAATGCCAAAAGCCAGCGTGCATCGCTACTGGAACTTGCACTGAAGACATCATTGGATCATTCTATCCAGAGGCCGGCCAGACGCCGTAGTCCAGAAGACGTTCATGCGCAGCTTATTCTTATTATTGGATCGAC